AAGTTGGTCGTCCCAGCACCATTATACCATGCACAGTTTGTATCCGCTGTTGCTGCTTGAGCGTGAGCCACGGACAGTATCGCCAGTGCGCCCATCATAAAAATTGAGGTGTTGTTGTAGCCAGCACCCCTTGCTCTACTCAGAGTTACCGCATCAAGCAATTGACCGACACAGCCTGTCATCAAGCTTGATTCTGTGTAGTTCGCTGTCGTTGTTAAGCTGATCGGGCTACCGTTCTTAACTGATACACCCTTATCATTACTGCCATCTTTGGATGCTGTGTATTTATCGACAAAGAAGCCGTCTTTCTCTAGGCCCCCGTCAATAAATGCTCGGTGCATTGCAAAGCCAGCGGTATTAGCTGTTGCCTCGTTAGCGTAAGTATCTATTCCCGCAATATCAAGAGCGTTGGCTCCATAAACTGCATATTGAGGGCTATCAACATGACCAACTCTATAAAAGAATTTAGGAATATGACACATGATTGAACTTGTTGCTGTCTGGATATAATTACCATAATTGTCATGTCCGGAGGTTGTAGTTCCTGTCATCTCAGCAAGGCCAAGACTTGTCACATCGTAACTTGCAGGAGCAATACCGAAGTCAGCTGCTCCAGCAATACCAATAGGTGTTACAAATGAACTTTTAGTGGTAAAACTGAAGGTAGTTGAATAAACACTATCTCCATAAGTCGTGCCAGTATATTTAACTCTCCAATAATAAACAGTATTTTCTAAGAGATTTCCTGAAGGCACATCAATAGATACTAGATTACTTGCATCTACAAGACTTTCATAAATTATTGTAGAAAATCCACTATCTGAAGATATTTGCCAACTAGATGAGGCATGAGTATCTGAACCATTAACACAAACAAAGGCATCAGCAGTTAGTGTTGGGGTTTCGACAATATCAGTAGCAGTGTTAAGTGGTCCGGTGTTTGTTGGCGTCTGGATGTAAATATTTGCCGTGGTAAACGATACTGGTGTGCTCCACGAGGACAAGTGCCCGTCGCTACCTTTCCGCACACGGATATAAGCAAGCTGTAACGGTAAGGCTAAACCTTGAATCCACTCTGTAAGGTTGCCTGAAGTGCTTTCAAACTCAACCACAGCAAAGTCTAACGTATAGCTGATCTGCCAATGAGCTGAATCTTGAACACCGTCATAGTTTTCGCCTGTGGTAAAGGCATCAGAAACAAAAGTACCATTCCAGTCAATCGCGCCCTCAGTTGGTGCTGTGATTGTTGGTTGGTCAACTACATCCACGGACAAACCGATTATATTGTGACCATTAAGGTCTAAGTCACCACCAAGCTGAGGGGTTGTGTCACCAACTAAGTCAGTTGATAAGCCAGTAATCACGTGACCATTAAGGTCTAAATCACCACCTAGTTGAGGAGTGGTATCATTCACAAGATCAGTATTGGTAATTGCAGTTGCTTGCCAAGTTGCACCGCTGTAAACATACATCGTATCGGAGGTTGTATTGAAGTACATAGCCCCCGTAAGTAGTGCACCCCCATCATTATCTAGTGTTGGGGCAGAAGCCTTTGCTCCCAAATACTTATTATCAAAACTATCATAAATAGCCGCAGTAGAGACTACATCAGCGTTAGTCAAGACTACATCAGCGTTAGTCAAGATAACATCGGCGGCGGTGTCAATAGTGTCTTGGTTCGTGGCAACCAAGTCAACTGCAACTGCAAGTCTATCGAGTCCGGTCTGAACTTTATCTGCTTCTGCAAGTACCACATCAGCATGGGTTAAAACTACATCAGCATTAGTAGTTAATACGTCTGCATGGGTTAAAACTACATCAGCATTAGTAGTTAATACGTCTGCATGGGTTAAAACTACATCTGCATTGGTTAATACGAGGTCTGCTGCTGTATCTTCAGCATAACCAAAAGATAAACCCTCAGAAGCTAAAGCCGCAGCAGCACTTAAAGTTGCAGATGCTTCAGGTGAGTCCCAAGTAGCTCCGTTATAGAATCGTACTTCAGTTGCAACTGAGTTATAATAAACAGCCCCTTGAATTAATGTATTACCATCATTATCAAGTATTGGATCAGTAGCAAAAGTTCCCAAATATGTGTCATCAAAGTTATCAAATATTAAAGATACTGCAGCTCTATCTGCGGCTGTAGACACGGCATCTTGAGTTGTAACTAATGCATCTTGAGTTGTAACTACTCTGTCCAAGCCTGTTTGGACTCGATCTGCTGCCGTGGCTGTTGCGTCTAGTGTGGTTTGCGCTTCATTCCCCGTAGTGATCCCAGCATTAGCTGTCGATATCTCCGCTTGTCCGGTCGCAATAACTGCTTGTCCGGTCGCTATTACCGCCTGTTCGGTTGCGTCAGTTCTGGCATCCTCAGTATCGTCGTAGAACGACATCGGCGCAGAGCCAGTAAAGCGGAAAGATGTACCGTTGTACGTTATAGTTACAGGATTAACTGTAGTAAGATCGCCAGCAACTAAAGCTGAACCATCGGGGCGAAGAATTGATTTAGCTCCAAGACCATCAACATTAATTGTAGAGGTCAACGTATTTGCGTTTGTCGGAAGGAAGCTAATCTCCATCCCAACAACATATGCGGTCTGAGTCTGAGGCATGGTGAGGACATAAACATTAGCGGCCCCAGAATCTATGCCGTACATAATCTTACCGGTTGTTAGATTTTCGGTGGTGGGTAACTTGTCAAAGCCAACACCAAGCTCATCTCGTAAATCGTTAATATGGCTAGACCTAGCAAGACTATTCTGCGCTATTCTATTATTTGTCTCATCAAAATAATTACTCATCGTTTAAGCCCTCTTTGCGAAAAATGGACAATTGCACCTTGGATTGTATGAGGCTTCTCGTATGTCAATTCTGATCTAATTAGCAGGCTGAAGTTCTTACCAACAGCATCAAGATATCCATAAGCTGAACTGATAATCGCCCCATCATAATAAAACGCTTCCCAGTTCTCTTCGTCCCAGGAACTACCACCGCCAGAAACATTCAATATCCCTTCAAATGCATCGGGTTGGTTTGGATCGCCATAATCAAATACAGGTAAAAACGCCAAGTCAGACGTTTCATCGGCATCAATCTCAAGGACAATCTTGAAGAAGCGTTTGACATGCTCTGGTGATTTAAAATGATTAAATGATGGGCGTATCCAAGCGTTTACTTCTTCTCCGTCAAATGAATATCCTGCATCTAGCTGATAAACATAGCCATCGTCAGATCCAAAGAAGAGAGCTTCATCGCCATTGGAATCAACACCATTACAGCAGCACTTGACAGTCTTGCCATAGTTAACAGGCATAATCCCAGCCAGCTTATTGCCACTAAAGGTAAACACCATCCCCGTTCCGTTTGAGAAGTACAGACGATACTGATTCTTACTGCGAGAAATCATTGATGCTGTTGCACTGCTAATCAGTGGCGCTAATATCTTAGAAATGTTTTGGCTGAGTGTCGCGGTCTGGAAGTCTCCATAGGATTGAACACTGCGTAACTCAAGCACTCCGTTATCATCAAGATAAACAGGGTATGCGAGTCTTTGTATCGTCCACTCTAAAGCCCCAGCGGTGTCAGAATAAATACTGACATTGAAATCAGCAGCGCCTGGAGTGCCACTGACAATATGGGTGCTATTGCGGCAGACAACCACGAAGGAATCACCAGCAACATCTCTAAACCCTGTGATCTCATCGCCAATGCCAAGCTCTGCGGCCCCCGTTAAGGCTAACCAAGTTGTGGGTATCCCTAATGATGAGTATTGTAATGATCCACCAGTGAATGAATACCAAAGATGGTTTTTGTATTTATGCAGATGGGCCGGGGTATCGACTGTCATCCCAGTGCTAACTTCAGTATAGGTTGTGCCGTCAAACTGGAAACCCTTGTTTGCTCCGTCAACTCCATACATCATCATGGTGCTAGCATGGCCACCGTAGTTGGCGTTGATAAACTCATAGCGACCACCAGGGTTTAAAGTAATTCCGGTGACAACCTCGACCCAGCCACCAACGGTAGACTCATACATCCCAGCATCAGCCCCACCTACCTTGTTACGGAAGGCGTAGGTGATGTTGTTGTATCTCCACACCCCAAGGATGTTGCCTTCTCCAGGGACTAAAGAGATGGCCCCCCTCAGAGTTTCAACCGCAGCGGTGTAGAGGGCTGTCGTATCGTAGTCAAATACATTAATGCTTGATGGTGCTGTCCTCCCATCATACCTTTCAAACCCGTCAATCCTTCGATATCCACCATTACTCGATGCTTCGTAATTGGTAGAATTTATCAGACTACCAGCCGGAATCGACAAAGAGGGCGTATCCGAATTAACCCCACCAGCAAATGGAAAATATTGGGTATTTCTACTCATTGATTAACCCTCAAGCCAGTGGTGAAGTATAATTTTTAAAGGTCGGTAGCAGTTCCATTTCCATTCTTCTAACAATCTCATCGTAATTGCTATCAGCGTGAACATAGAGCGCAGGAGACTCTTGATCCCCAGCTAACTGTCTCACGGCCTTCCAAAGGATGGCGTTGACATATTCATCATCAATAGCTATAACCGTTTCATTCGCGGCTAAGACTTGTGGGCTTTTTCTCCCCTCTCCCCGAATAGTGTAAGCACCGTCTGGAGGAGGATAGACAATCAACTCGTCACTTGGGGAAAAACAGATACCAGCGGCTTTACCATTAGTCGCAACGCCAATATCGTAACTTCTACGCCAGCTTGCATAGTCCGGTTGGTATTGCAGTTGGTATTCATCTGCCTTCCCGGCACTGGTCAAATAAGCCGTCATTAGCGTCGGGTCTATGCTCGACATTCCAGTTAGCCCGGTTGTTGTTGCAATAGAATAACGATCAATCCCCACAGAAGTTTCAAACGAAAACCCCGTGGCCATCAGCAGCCAATCTTTGTGCATACGCTGGATATCAGTCCAACTTGCTGCGACCCAATCGACGATCTTCTTTTCAATACCACTACGGCCAAGGACACTTACTGGCCCTTGACCTTGGATACCTGCTTCTTGCCGGGTGTTTTTGCATAACTGTAGGAATGTCGTTGTTTGCGCCATAGTTTAACTCGCTTGTTTAAGGACTGAGAACGGATAGCGGTTCTTCTTGACAACCTTCATCGTCTTGGAATCAGGGTAGGAATCCTGTACGGCATGTTGTAAACCTTCAAGAACGATGGGTGGAACTGCCACTTCTTCGCCACGTTTTATCTGATAAGACTTGCCATTTGGGGAAACGATAACGTCAGAGTTGTCCCTGTCATCAGGAGAGATGACAATCACAGGCCAACGGTCTTTATTTGAAATATGATTGATGTCGCTTGGATGACTCCCAGGAACCATTCTTCCCCGTGGAGCTGGTGGTGCAACTACTTTTGGTTGATCAGCATCGCCAAGGGCAAGCTTGATTTGTTCGCGAACATCCTCAACCTTCATTTGCGCGTTAAGAAATGTAACCCCGATAATGTCTTTACCGTATGCGAGTAGTTCGGCCTTAGTTGCTGTCTCAATGTTGTTCATTTTAAACTCCTAGAGTTCCTCTAAAGGGGCGCTCATAGGCGCTCTAGGGATTCAGCGGTTTTACTTATGCAGATGTAACAGTACCCACGTCTTTACATGCCACTTCAAGACGGCACATCCATGCTTCGTTTAAAATAACGCCAGCAAAATAGGTCTTCCAAGAAACGTAACCTTTTTGGCCTAATGGATCTGACTTAGAAGGTGTCCCAGGGTTCAAGACCATCGGCTTAATAGCGTTAGCGCCTTTTAGAGTAACGAGTCCGTAAGCATCTTTAGAAATGTAGATGATAGGATAAACGTCAACATGAACTGCTGAGTCAGTAGTCCCGACCATTGTTGAAGCTGCGCCTCCTTCGTCTGCCCAAGCATCAAACAGCGGGGAGCAGATGTATCGAACGTCTTCAACCTTACCAACTTCGTAAGGCAGGGATTTCATTTGACCGTACTTCTCGGTTGGCACAAATCCATCCATATCGCGGATATCTGATTCGCAATCGGTGTGACCAAAAGCAATAAATGCGGCATCAATAGGCTCAGTCGAAACTTTGACGGAAGCACCAACAATACTCGTAACCTTCTTGGCACGTTGTGCTTTAAGGAAACGTGTCACTGCACGTTGGTCACTGATAGAAATAGCGGTGACAACATTGGCCCGTGCTGCGACTGAGTTTGCATACATAAAAGATGTACCTGCTTTTAGCACACCGTGAAGAATAAGCTCAAGGGTCTCTTGGGCCTGCTCACCAGAGAGCATCATGGCATCGCTTAAAACTGGATCTTCTGCCAAGTCAGCAATCTTATCTGAGATTTCAGTAGCGGCACCATACTGAGCAAGGGTTGCCTCAGCAGGGCGATAGCTCATTGCTTGAAACCCTGGGGTTACACCCTCAGTCAATGCTACTGTTGCTGGTGCAAATGGTACTGGAGCGCGAAACTTCACACCCTCTGCGGTGTTTTTAGGAATAGGCTTGGCCTGTCCATACTTAGAAAGAACTGCAATTGGTTCTGCGTGGGCTAGTGCTTCTGTTGCGGCCCATGCTGCTGTCCGTTGACTAATATCACCATATTCTGTTGCTAGATTAGCTCCCATGATCTTTACCTCTCACGTTGCTTGGCGTAGCGTTCAAATGCGCCAAAAAAGTCTGATTCGTCTGCGGGTGTTGGAGTCCTACGCTGTGTCGGGGTCTCTTCTGCCGCTGCTAGTTTCTTCTGTCTCTGCGCGGTGATCTTTTCAGCTTGGGTCTGGCCAGTACTTTTAACCGGGATAGTTGCCTTGTAGGCCTCCAGTAAATAAGCGGCATCTGCGGCTTCCTCTGAATTAACAAGACTTTGGATCTTTTCCGGCTGGTGACTCACCCATCCTTTGAACTCGCTTGATACTGCGACCTCACTCCAATCTGGATGTTTGTCTGTCAGCTTACTTATCTCACTTCTGCGATCTTCTGCTGCCGCCCGTGTCTCGAATGTCCCCATTTTCGCGGAAATCTCGTCAACCTTCTTCAGCCGTGCTTCAATCTGCGACTGTACAAAAGTCTCCAATCCTTCGGCCAACTCTGGGTAATCCTCTTTGACTTCGGCCCACTTCTCAGGGTTCTTTATTGCGGCATGAATCTCCTGCTCAGTCGGGGCAGGTTCCTTTGTCTGGACAGACTCTAGATCGTTGATCTTTCGCTGCAATGCACTAACTCGACCATTGTCACTGTTGATCCGGTGTTGCAGGTCTTCGTTCTGTTTACGCAAGTCATCGAACTTAGACTGCTGTTCGTCCGGTAAATCAGCAACTTGGTCAGTCGGTTCTGATTCGTTTTCTTCATCACTCTCGAAAGGCTCTTCAGCGTCCCCGTTGACAAAGTTATCAAACTCCTCTTCAAATCCAGCGCTCTCTTCAACTTGTGCTTCTTCGGTCATGTCCTGACTCTCACTTTCTTATAGCGGCTACATTAGCGGCTAAGTTTCGGTGTTCAAGACACTCTGGTTTTGTTTCGGGTTCTCGCCCTATTGGATGGGGGAGATATTTGGTAAACTTAGTAGGTCTTGGAGTTGCTTTATTCTTCCGCGAATCTCTGCGCTCTCAGTCGATATCAAGACTTCAATCAATTCTTCCATCTCCACCTTTGCCCACTTCTCGACATGGCACCAATCTGTAGAGAGAGTATTGATCATCTGCGTATCTCACCCTTGTTGATTTCTTTACATCGTGGGCACTTAATCTCATACTTACCAGTGACTTTCCCCAGCAGCTTGCCACAATCGAAACAGCGAACCTCTTTGACGGTCATTTAAATACCTCTCCCCGTCTTCATCTTGACGGCTAGCTCATCTTGGAAGTTCATAGCTTTAACTCCCTCGACTTGCCGTTGGGTGTTGAGCTTCTCCTGTTCGAGTCCTAAAGACTGATAGAGCGTGCCCATCGTGATTTCTTTCTCAAGTGCCAGCTTGGCAAACCCAAGTTCTCTATCCGCTGAGATCTTCGCCACAGCAATTTCTCGTTCTTGGGCTAGACGCATCTGCGCTATCTGCCCTTCTAACTGGCCTGTAAGCTTCTTCATCTCAAGTTCTTGCTGTTGTAATTGCAATTTAGCCTGTTCAATCGGGTCAATCTTTGGCCCCTGGTTGGCTTGCATCTCTTTGATTTCGTCTTCAGACTTTAGAATCTCATCAGGGTCAAGCTTCTTCGACTTGATAATCTTCAGCAACATTTCACGAGGTCTCATCATCGGGCCATACTGAGGAT